GTTGTAGGGCTTATTGCTGTAACTAAGGTGAAGAACGAAACGGGCGAACGCGTTCCAGTTGACGGCACACCGCGTGAAGTTATGGCAAATGAAAAATCGGTAGGCAGTCGGGAATTTTATCAGGCCGCAGCCGTTGGGATGAAGCCGGAAGTCATTATAGAGATGTACAAAGGTGAATACGGCGGAGAACCGAAATTAACCCATAACGGCACGATTTACCACGTCATACGGACATATTCCCGCAACGGTGAGAAGATCGAACTTACATGTAGCCGTTACCTTATGGGGGGCTGACGATGGCACGGCGGACAACTATTGAAGGCATGGCAGAACTTGAGAGAGCGGTTAGACGAATGGGGCAAGTTCCTAAGAAGGTTGTAACAAAGGCGGCCCGTGCAGGGGCTAAGATTGCTTACAAATCGGCAAAGGTAAATGCACCAACTGGCGTAACTCGAAATCTCAAAAAGGGAATTATCATGCGCGTCGAAAAGCAGAAGAAAGTCGGTAAACGGATGTTTGACGTTATGATGAGTCCAAAAATGACCGATATATTTGTTAAGGATGTAGAAAATCCAACGCCTTACAACCGTGGTAACGATCCGACTAGGGCTTACTATCCAGCATCTCAAGAGTACGGGTTTATGACGGTTAACGGCAGACTTATTCCCGGTAAGGGCTACATGAGGAAAGCGGTAGACGGCAACAAAGAAGCCATTGAAAAAGCCATTATTGATGTTGGTTTGGATGAAATCGACAAAGCATGGAATGCGAGGTGATTGCAGTTGAGTTTACAAAAATCGCTCGAAGAAGAATTATCTTCACTGGCAGGATTCGCGGACAAGGTTTTTCCTATCGTCGCTCCACAAGACGACGACGAACCTATAGCAGCGCCTTACATCTTGTATGAAGCGGGTTATGGAGTTGAGGAAAAAGCGCTAGGCGGCTTCTTGAATTTACGAGAAGTTCCCGGCGAATTAAATGTCATGGCGGCAACCTATTCAAGCCTTGAAACAAACGTCGCTGCGGTCATCGCGCGGCTGAAATCATTCGAGCGTCGGGCCATTGGTTCAGACGCTCTTTTTATACACGAATTAACCTACAGCGCGCCTGTCGAGCTATACGAGCCTTTACCGAAGCTTTACAGGTGCGTTATTGAATTTAAAGTACATTACTAGGGAGGTTTTACCGTGGCTCAAAGATCGTTAGGCACTACGATTCAAATCGGCGCAAACGTTATTGCTGAACTCACAAGCATCGCCGGATTGGACATTTCGCAAGAAACAATTGACTCCACCAACCTATCCAGCACTGGCGGTTACCGGGAGTTTATTGCCGGGTTCAAAGATGGCGGCGAGGTTTCATTGTCGGGTAACTTCAACGGAACGGATACACTCGGACAGATGGCGCTTTATACGGCGCTTACTACTTCTACCGTTGACAGCTACACAATCAATTATCCCGCTGGCGGTTCTTGGACATTCAGCGGCGTTGTAACAGGATTCTCGACGGGCGCGGAGCTTGAAGACCTTGTAACGTTTGAAGCGACTATCAAAGTGTCCGGCGCTCCATCGTTGGGTATCACAGCTTCCGGTGGCCTTACTGCTCTATCCCTTACGGGTACAGGCGGCACATTGTCTCCTGCGTTCTCGGCTGGCAACAAGAGCTACAGCTTCGGCGGCGTAACTGCTACTTCGGTAACTGTAACGGCTACGGCGGCTTCTCACACTATTAAGTTGTACATTGACGGCGTATATTCGCAAGACCTTACAAGCGGGGTTGCTTCGGCTTCCATCCCGCTCACAATCAGCGTTGGTAAGAAATTGACCATTATTGCATATGAGGTCAATAAGGCGCAAAAGGTTGTAGAAGTTGTAGCTATCAAAACTGCTTAATGAATGACAGAAGGCTAGGACATAACGTTCTAGCCTTTATTTTTCGTTTTGGAGGTGTAACGGTTATCAAACTAACAGTTAATTTAAGAAGTGAATTTATTTGTGAATATGAAGGGGTTGCCGTTTTCGCCTTATATATGAACGACAAATTCGCGAAAATGTTAACTATCGATTTGGAGGGCGAAGAAGATGGCAAATAAAAACGATGTTGTAATCATTGAACTAGATAGACCGCGCGAACTGCGGTTTGGACACAAGGCACTAAAAACCTTGAGCGTTATGACAAAGAAAAGCATGGAGGAAATCGAAGGGGCTTTCGATCCTACTGAGATGGAGACATACCTTTATTGCGGCCTGTTGTCTGACGCAAAGGAACACGGCGAAACGCTAAAGCTCGAGGACATGGAAGACTTGCTGGACTTGGTACGTCCTTATTCGCTGCTTGTGCAGAAAATGACAGAAGCGTTTGGCGCGGCGTTTGGATCTTCTTCCTCTGCGGAGGGAAACGGGGAACAGGGGAAGTAACAGAACATGAGCCGTTTGATTGGGAAGAATCCAAAAAGTTGGCGATTCGCGTAGGTGTTAGGCTTCATGAATATGACGAAATGACCCCGCATGAACTTAATATTCACGTCGAGGAATTTTACGCGGCGAAAGAAGCAGATGTAAAGGAACAGCGCTATCAAGCATATATGACGGCTAAATTGCCGTTGTATAAAAAGTTCCCGCCGACGTTCGAGGAAGCTTTTGGTTACGACAAGCAAGAATTAAAAGAACAACCGAAGAAGCAACAGACGGAAAGCGCCATGTTTGCCGAAATGATGAAGATACACAAGGCGCTAGGCGGGACGGTTTATTAAGAGGGGGAAAACATCATGAGTTACGTGGAAACAGGACGGAAAACATACGGCACATCTTGTGAATGGGTTGGGTGCGGTTGGGACGCTGCGCCTTGCGACGTTCATCACATCAACTATCAAGCGCATCAAGAACAAGAGGATGCCGAACGGGATTCAAGAGGTTCAAACAGCTTCCAGCTACCAAAGGACGGCACACCTAAAAACCTTGCTGTACTGTGCCCGAACCATCACAGGTTTTTGCATCGGATTGACTTGGGGTTAAAGGTGCTTGACTATATCCCGCCACGCAAATAGACGGTGGTACAAATTTTAGAAAGGAGGAATAAACGTGGCGATAGTTCGTCAATTGATGATCCGAGCTGGCGCAGATTTTAGCGCCATGCGGCAGGAGATGCAAAAGGCATCGAATGACCTAAAAAGCTTCAAAGCAGGAGTGGGCCGAGCTATGGTGGGCATTGGAACGGCGCTTGCTTCAATCGGTGGGGTTATGGGCTTAAACTCTGCTATAAACGACGCAATCAAGTTTGAGGCCCTTATGGGCACGTTATCCAGTACACTCGGCAGCAGTATGAAAGATTTCATTGATTGGCAACAGACCGTAGGCGATACAATGGGCTTCTCGAAATTGCAAGTTGCTGAGATGGCGAACGACCATTCGTTACGACTCAAGGAAATAGCGACAAGTGAACAAGATTTATTTGATAAAACAAAAGCTCTTATCAATGCTGCGGCAATCATCCGAAGTAAAAAGGGTATGGATATGGTTGAAATATCTGACCGTATGCGTTCCGCAATGAATGGTGAAGCGGACGGCGCCGACGAGTTAGGCGTTAACGTTAGGGCTTCGGCTATCATGCAATCCAACGCCTATAAGATGCTGGCGAACGGTGAGCCGTGGTCTGAGTTGAGTTCGAAGATGCAAAAAACGATCCTGTATCAACACATACTGGATTCTACAACTCGAAATTTCGGCACAACCGTTGCCAACAATACCGCATTGCTCAAAGGCAACTTTGTAGCGGCTCTAGGTGACGTCAAACTAGCTCTAGGTCAAGCATTCCTGCCAATACTCAACATTGCATTGCCATTGCTTACACGGCTTGCAAGGGCGGCTGAAACAGCTTTCTTGTACGTGGCGGCATTCATGAGGGCATTGTTTCCAAAGGCTAATATAGCGGCGGGAGCGGCTACAACTTCGGTTATTAACAATCAATCGGCAGCAGTTGGCGGTTTGGGCGACGCTTATAAAGGTGCGGGCAAAGAAGCAACCAAGGCGGGTAAGGCCGCTAAAAAGGCGGCGGGTTCCGTTGCTGGCTTCGACGAGGTTAACACCCTAACGCA